AAAACCATCTAAAGGTTAATCAATATTATATATTGTAGTAGTAAAGATATATTTTATTCATAAAAGATGTTCACGAAAACCATCTAAAGGTTAATCAATATTATATATTGTAGTAGTAAAGATAAAAATATCTGTATAAAGTTGTAACAAATTTGATTTGGGGTTATTTGTGTTTATAACCATAATGTTCCATTAGCTCAGTTGGTTAGAGCGCTGTGCTTATGACGCGGAGGTCGTGGGTTCGAGCCCCACATGGAACATTTTGTCACGGTAGCTCAGTATGGTCTAGAGCGCCCGGCTTTTAACCGGGTGGCCGGGGGTTCAAATCCCCCCCGTGATAATACCCGTGTGGTGTAATGGTTATCACACATGGCTTTCATCCATGCGATCCGGGTTCGATTCCCGGCACGGGTATAGATTAACTGGTCTTAAGGCAGTTCGGTATAGAAAATAATATGAGATAATTTTATTATCTGTAATTATTGAAGTATCGTCATACGATAAAGGTGATTATATGAGGGACGATTATAAATAACCATTATCTCTATCATCTGGGCAGTAGTGGTCCGTTGGTATAGTGATAAAATTGTCACGGTAGCTCAGCCTGGTCCAGAGCGCCCGGCTTTTAACCGGGTGGTCGGGGGTTCAAATCCCCCTCGTGATAAAGACTTGTCCGTCTATAAATGACTTTTGTCACGGTAGCTCAGCATGGTCCAGAGCGCCCGGCTTTTAACCGGGTGGTCGGGGGTTCAAATCCCCCTCGTGATACTTTCCTCTATAGCTCAGCCGGCAGAGCACCCGGCTGTTAACCGGTAGGTCGTTGGTTCGAGCCCAACTGGAGGAGAAGATTAATTACCTTAAGTAATTCGGTAAGAAAAAGTATCTTATCGTGATAGTATGCTAGGGTTCCCGAGTATGGTCAAAGGGGAGCGACTTAAGATCGCTTGCGAAACGCTTCGTGGGTTCAAATCCCACCTCTAGCAAATTCCTTATGGGAAATAAGTCCGTGTGGCGCAACTGGATAGCGCGTCAGACTTCTAATCTGAAGGTTGCGGGTTCGAGTCCCGCCATGGATACATGCTCATTTGAGCATTTAGGTAGCGTTCCCGAGCGGTCAAAGGGGAGAGACTCAAGATCTCTTGCAATATGCTTCGTGGGTTCGAATCCCACCGCTATCATTTTTTTTATAATGGTTTCCCACCAGCAATAGAAGAAGGGCACCAGGATTAGCAGAACAAGAAGCAGGACGAGAATTAAAGGAAGCAATGGGATTATCCAAAATTGGATACAATATTTTCTTCTGAGGGGGTGCCACCCAGAACAAGATCAATATCACCAATGAGAATACCTAAATCGGCAGTTGATAGCGATAGCGATAGCGATGGGTTTTAATATTTTTTTAAGTTTATTTACTCAATAATAAATATATTTTTTTGTTCAATCTTTTTAATATTCATCACCGAATTAATATTATAATTACAATACCCATTTTTCTACCATATCATATATTCTATCTCTGTGAACATATAACCAATGATTAGTTATACTATTCTCTATATTCTCACTTAAATTATTTCTTTCATCCCCTCCTATATTTTGTTTTTGTTTATATATTTCTTTCAACATCGGCTTTTCCCCAGTTCCATTTAAAAACTCTTTAAACTTTTCGTATTCTATTTTATCTTTAGTTTCTTCGGGTAATTTCCAATCAATATATAAGTCCATAAATGCCACCACATAATGCTTATTCTCCAATTGTCGTATTGATCTTTTATATATTTTTTTGTTCTTAATATCTAAATCTTTATATACCCAGTATTCACCTTTAGATATATTTTCTTTTCTTTTCCTATCTAGTGTATTATTTTCATAGAATAATTCGTTATCATACATTTTCATAGTTGGTATTAATAATATATCTGCCCCTTTTATTATTTTTCTTATATCTAAGTTTATAGATAATTCTCTTTTACTTTTTGGTATATTGTAGGGTGATTTATAATTACCATATGATAAACACATTATTAACCATACTATACCTTTAAAGATATCTGTAATATTTAAACATAACTTACTATAACTTGAGCTCCATTTTTCACCTTTGCTCATTTTATATTCGTGTAAAAATTCACAGTCTACATTATTACATACATCTATCCCAAATAGTGATCCTACACCCAATTTATTCATACCATTACTATCAATAATCTGCTTTTTTTTCTTCTCCAAATCATTAATATATTTTAAACTTTTTTTCATCCCCCTCGCATTATTTTCTTGTTCATATTTTTCATATCTTTTTTTTTCAATTAATATCCTTCTATCAGCTTTCTTTAAAGCAAATCTCATATCGCCTTCTTTATCATCTTCCAACATATATGATATAAAAAAAAGATACATTTTCTCTAGAGGATTTAATTTATCAAACGCTTTTTCTGCAATTGAAGAGTTCAATATACTGATTGTCATGCACAAACTATTACATGATAGCTCTTTCACCATATCTTTAGATTTTAATACTTTCCATCCTTTCTTAAAGCCCTCATTAAGATAAGGGTATAAAACATAATCTTCATTTGTAAACTCATATGTAAAATTACCATTCATATTTGATAATGCTAGATTAATCAGGTCTATATATTTTTTTGCCTCTCTGTTTATTTTATGAGTTCTTCTTTTTTTTTGTCTTTTATTTTTCGATAAACGTTTAGATTTCCCCATTATATTAATACATATAAAAAATATTTATTAAGGTGTAATAGTTAGCACTTTGGACGACTCTGAATCCAGTGATCCGGCATTTACTGAAAATCCCGGCGAGACTTATATTTTTTTTTATATTTTACTATTATAATTATGGGAACAGAAATTCCAATAAATTTAGATACCTTTAACAAAAGTATTATAATAATATTTACAATTATAATATTGATATTGATAGGATTCAATAATAATGATCTTAATAATAAAGATCAAAGGGCAGATGATGTAAATACGGGTGATTCAGAGGATTCAGATGATAATATAGGTGGTTTTAATCTGTTACGAAATTTTATTTCTACTTATTATCCAGTTTTTTTAGGTTTATTATTATTATTATTAAGTAATACATTTAAAGATGGAGGTTATGGTAGTTTATTCTTTTTAGTAATATTAGTTAGTTATTTATCATCATATTCATTATCACAAGGGATGTTATATTATAATACCGAAGAGGGTACAGATAAAAAAACAGATGAATGTTCTATTGAATTATCTAAATCAAATATGTTTGAAACAAAAGAAATTACATTTTTTAGATTTATATATTTTACAACTCTTATAATTATTTGTATTTGTATGTCGTCTATTAAAGGTAAAGATGATTATTATTCATTTTTAACGCCATATGTATTTTTAATTCCGTTTATTTTCCCTATTATAACAGAAGTATTATCATTTATAGTTAACCAAATACACACCGATATTGGAAAAGATGAAGTAGTAGCTATTATTAAACCGGAACAATTATTGATTAAGTTCATGAGAGGTAAACATACTGGAATTAATACTAATAATGATAGTGAACCAGAGTTTAAAGATAGGAATTGGTTTATTACAACCGGAAAAGATGATGATGAAAATGAAAAGGGTATAGCATTTATAAATTCACATTTAATATATTCAATGTTATTTTATGGTATGTTAATGTGGTATGTATTAATTTATAGTTATAATATGCCATTCGCAAATACAGATAAATCATCAACACCATTAACAATTGCAATTACCATTATGTTAGGATATCCTATATTTATGAAATATATATTTATACAAGAATGTTCTATTGATAATATGTCCGATAATTTACCAGATGGTAAATATAATCCAGATAATAATGATAACGAAGGAATAAATGATTATAAAGATAGATTATATCGTAAAAATGAATTATTCTGTCAAATAGAAAAATATGGTGGAATACAATTATTATTATGTTTATCATTATTAATATTAATTACAACAAATACCAATTTAGGAAGAGATAAATTATTAGTATTAATAACAATGACACTATTAACATACGGATTAAGTCAGTCGTTTTATTCAATTGAGAAAAAACATGATTAAATTTTTACTAATTGAGTATTTTTATTACCAACTAAAGTTATTAATTTCTTTTTTAATAAAATATTTTCATTTAAAATATTACCAGAATCTAATTCTTTTAATTCATAATTTAGTATTTTGTCTTCTAAATTATTTATTTTTATTTTTAATTTTTTAGTTTCTTGATTACTCTCTATATCATTTTTATATTTTTCTATTTCTTTTTTATGTTTTTTTACTAACTCTAATATTTTTTTTTTTAATACAATATTTTCATCTAATATTTCCATGTTCTCTGTATCTTTTATTTTAAATAATTCTAATTCTACATTTAATGAATCATTATCTTCCTTTAAATGTATTATATTATCTATTTCATTTTTTAAATCGCTAATTTGAGAATTTAAAATGTCAATTTGTGTATTTAAACCTTCTATTTCTTTATCCTTTTTTTCTATTATTTCATCCTTTTCATAGATTACTCTTAATTTTTTTTTTAATGACTGAATTTCATCATTTAATGAATTTATTCGGGAATTATTTGTTTCAAAATTTGTTTTTAAATTTACAAATTGTCTTGGTTTATTATCCACAATCGGTAATTTTGTTTTTTCTAAATAATTATCAACTTTATAATCTAAATTTTTATTTTCTTTTACAGGGAAAGAATTATATGCCATCCGTGTAATATCATTTCTATCATTTAAATTTTTTGTATCATCTTTCTTTATAGAATTTAAAAAATAATTATTCATTAATTAAATTTTATAATATAATTATTTATTGATTTAAACAATTAACTAATAATTATATTATGAATATTTATGAAAAAAAATATACCAAAAGCTATTCGCGAACAAGTTTGGTTAAATATGATCGGGAAAAAATATGAATCAAAATGTTATATATCTTGGTGTAAAAATACCATGGATGTATTTAATTTTCATGTAGGACATGATTTACCTGAATCTAAAGGAGGAACATTAGATATTAATAATTTAAAACCAATCTGCGCTAGATGTAACCTTTCTATGAGCGACAATTATACAATAAGTGAATGGAATGATTTATCTGAAAATAAAAATAAAAAAAAATGTTCATTTAAATGCTGGTAGTTTAATTATAATATTTTCTTCAAAGTTTTTGTTGAATCATCTAATGATGATTTGTTTTTTTTCTTATCACTTTTCTTTTTTTTTGAAATATTCGCTTTTACTTTTTTAGGAGTTCTTTTAATAGAATATATTGGTATTGATTCATCTAAACTTTCATCCCTTTTATATTTATTAAATGAAACCTTATTCTTTTTCATTAATTCTTCATATTCTTTATTTTTCTTTCTTAATAATTCTATCTCTTTATCCTTTTCACCCGTTTTTAATAATTTATTCCTTTCATGATCTTTTTTTGAAATATCATACATTTTCTTTTTCATTAATTCAATATTACGTTTTTCATCTAATAATTTACTATTCAATTTATTTTCTTCAATCATTTTATTTCTCTCTATTTCTTTTTCTATTAACAGTTTTAATGATTTGACCTGTTTATTTTTCAAATATAAAGAATTTTTAATATAATTCAATTCTTTTTGTTTTCTTTCATAATCTCTTAATCTTTTTTGTCTCTCCTCACTTTCTAGACCATTTCTTTCTAGTTTATAATTTCTTAAATCCTCATTTAATTGTAATATTAATTTTTCATTCCTTTGTTTATCAATTATTAAAGAATCCAATTCATTTTGTAATTTATCTACATCTACACTTTCATCTCTTTTTATTTCTTCTTTTTTTATTTTAATTTTTTCTATTGATTTTTTATTTGATATACTTATAACTGTCCCATTTTTCAATTTTATAATATAATCACCCGAAGGTGTAATTCCAACTAATTCACCAATATTGCCATTACTTAATTTTACATTATCACCCTTTTTTATTTCACCATCTATTATTCTAATATCACTTGAATTTATTTCAATAATGGTTCCATCTTCTAATTTTATTATATATTTACCATCACTTGTTATACCTATTATTTCTCCCATCTTATTTTTTGATATAATTAATACATTATCACTAATATTAAATTTACTCTTTTCTTTTTCTTTTTCTTTTTCTTTTTCTTTATATAATTTCAAATCAGATTCTTTTATAGTGATAATACTACCATCTCTTTTCTTTACTTGATATTGTTTGTTATCCATTATTTTTATAATTTTACCAATGCTATTATCCGGTAGTGATACAATATCACCAACTTTAAATTTATTCTTACCTTTAGATATAGTTTTTGACTCACTTTTTTTACCCTCAATTCTCTCCTGTTTTTTTGATGAATCACTTGAATCACTACTACCTTTATTCCTTTCACCCTTTGTTATTTCCTTTTTATCATTTGTTTTCCTAAATTTCATTACATTATTATATAAATTACCCAATGTATCCGGCATATATCGTTGTAATAAACTTAATTTCTCTTTTCTAAATTTATTTATTTTACTTATATTACTATCATGTATTCTTTTATTTTTATAAAATATTCTTAATACATATCTTAATTTTAATTTATTTATAATATAATCAATGTGAGGAACTTTTATATTTTCAGGTTTTACCCAAAAACTTCTATTTTCGGGATTATATGGACACATATTTGTATTTTTAAAAAATATATTATCACATTTCATATTCGAATTCTTTTTTATTGAACTTAAACTATTATCAAACTCAATAGTACTAGACTTTTCTATCATAGATTTTAAAATATTGTGTATTTGACTTTTAGTACACAGATTATTCACACTATCATTATCATATGAGAAAAATAAAGAATTTAAAATATTTATTACATCAACCGTATATTTCATTATATCAACATAATCTTCAAAAGTCACGATTTTTACCTTTTCCTCAAAAAAATAAGAATGAATAATCGCTCTAATATATATATTATGATCAAGGTCGTGGCTGTCTATTTTTAAAGAATACATTTCAAATATTTTTAATAAATTATCAATCGTTTTTACTTTAATTATCTTGTATCTATATAAAATAGATGAATAAATATACCTAATGATATTAATATAAGCTTTATATGATGACATACCAGCCATATATAAAACTCTAATATTACTTAATTCAGTTACATAGTTATGCTCAATATAAGTCGGGTATATTTGACCAGTACCCCTGTTTGGATTTCCTACCATAACATCGACCTTCTTATTGGAGTTCGCGTCCACGCGCCACATATATGGGCGATAGTTGGCAAATGCAGAGTCATTCATCCTTCGCCATCGGGGCGCGTTCGCCGCCTGCCACGTCGGTATCAGAGGGCCATAACCTTTACCTTGTAAAATACTATATAGTATCTTGTTCTCATGCATCTCCCGTCTTATAAAATCTGCATAGTTATTATCATTATTAAATATGTACGTACTCCCTCCCCGCCCCCCCCCAATGCCTTTGTAGTCCCATTCAAGATGAATGACAATTGGTACATCTCCCAATATTTCAGATATGATAATCTTAATAATAGCATCTCCGTCATCAAACGCGAGTTCTCTCTCACCAGGATTTGCTGCACGACCCGGATCACCGTGTTTCACACTCACTATAGGCCCTCGCGCAAGCGCCAATGGTGGAATTGACTCCAAAATTCTTACAGTCTCAGGTGGAATATCATCAAATTTGTAATATTTATCATTATATTTTATAATTATTTTGTTATTGACCAAAGTTACATTCTCCACATCATTATAGTCGATCATACGGAACCCGTACAAATCCTCTCCGGCGTCTATAAGTCTTTCTATAGCAGAATTTCCTTCTCCAAAATTATTTTTAACATTATTTTCATCAGTCGTTTCATCAACATTCTCAATATATTTCATCACATGTGAATCTACTATATTTTTATAGTTGTCATTATCTCTTACAATATTTGTATCTACAAATTTATATGGATAATTATTATGATCTATATTAAATTTAATATAAAATCCAAGAGACCGGTATTCGCTCGACTCCATTTTGGCAGGGCGCAATCCGCGCCATCCCCAACCAGGTGGTGGCTGCCTCGCGTCTGTCAAGAATTTCTGTGATTCAGGGGAAATCATCTTGGCATCAAGAGATATAATAATATGATACGGCTTCACTATCTGATCCGGGTGCTCATCCCCTATAGTTTTTATAGACACATCAAAAGCACCTATATTATCTATTATAACTTCATTATTTAACTCTAATACATCTATTCCTTCTCTAAAATCATAATTTTTTAATTTAGTTTTGATAACTATATCATTTAGTGCACGATTAACTGCTCCGCGGAACCAGATTGGAAAATAATCATTTTGCCCATCATCCCATGCCTGTGTACCATCTTCTGTTAAATAATTACACTCCATCAATGTAAATGCTATATCATTTACTACTTTCGTTCCAATATTAATATTTTCTATTTTTATATCATTTTCATTTAAATTATTTTCATTAAAAATACTATCACTATCTAATCTATAATTTATATCATTAACGGGTAATAATGGTAGTAAATTTAATAAATAATCTTTTGCATCTTGATTTATACCTCCTCTCTCTAATAAAGTTTTTGAATAAAAATAATATGGAGTATAATAATTATCAATATATTCTTTCTCGGATGGACCATACAAAAAATAAGTATATAATGAACCAAAATATTGTCTTGTAAAATCTTTAAATATATCATCTAAACCCGAAATATTATCATACATTGATAATTCTTCATCTACAATTACATTTTTTTCTTTTTTAGAGGAATTATCAGTATTATCATTTGTTTTTGCTATTTTTTTTGATTCTTCTTCTATTTTTGATACTACTTTATTTATATTTCCATAAAATGAACTATAATTATCTATTATATATTTTATTATTTGTAAAGCAATATTAATATCATTTTGATTTGTTATACCATTTTCATAAAGACCTAGTATTATAAATGAATCAGATATATTTTCACCAATATAAATTCCCTTAGGCTCTAAATAATATAATACAACTTGTTGAGCGTATTTTCTGTATTTTTCTCCAGGGATAGTTCTCTGTGTTGATACTTGTAAATTAGATCTCTTTGGGGACTCAATTATAAAATGATTGATCCTACCGGCCGCCGCTTCCCTTATGGCTTGGTCAACCTCTTGCGGAGATGATGTTGCTCTCTGTATATTACCCACCATTGCCCCTCCCTTTTGTTTTCTACCACCCCCCGTCGCCGGCACGTCGAATTCCAGCTTTTGCACGTGAGGCGAGAATGACACCTGCGCTCCCCCGACAAACACATCGGGGGACGGCATTCTCGCGGGTTCGGCGGGTTTTATATATATATCAATAAGCTTACGAGCTATATTTACGCCCTGATCCTTGGTGAATCTAAATCTCGCGGCAAATCCGACAATGTCATTAGTGTACCCTTCCAGGTTGCCCCCCAACGCTAGGATGATCCCTTTTTTGAGAAGGGCAGGTTGTTCTGTCGCTATCTGTGTGTACATTTCTGTCAGTTTTTTTTCGTTAGAGCGCATGTCACTATTAAATTCTGCTGGGACCTCCTGATTTTTTTCATATGAAGTAATTACAAATGTTTCGAGAGTTATTTCTTCTGCTTCATTAAGTGGTTGTAAAGGAATTTTTAGATGATCGCATATATATTTTGCATCTTCGCTCCCGTCCGCCCACTGTCCCTGGAGTCCATCGCCCCATCCTTTAGTCACAAAGATTTGTTGTAAGTATTCCAAATCCGTATCATCGCACATCTCCCCACTCAGAGGCAATTTTGATTTATTTAAAAATCTATCGTTTTCCTTATCTTTGGTTAATTCTTCATACCATGTATCTATATGATTTATAGACATTAATTTTTTTTCAGTCTGTAAATTAGGTGGACGGTACAGTAGCTGCCTCCATTCGGTGGGTGTGAGAATATCACTACCTTTTTCAGGTGGAGACGGAGTCCTCGGTGGACTACCAGGCATCAGTACCGATTCGCCGTGAAATTTCGGTGCTTCGTCGATCCGTATCAATTTGACTACATCATCATGATGTGTTTGTGCTGCCTGTAACTCCTGATCTGCCTCCCGAAGTTGAGACTGGCTGACTAGATCTTGACCTTTACCCACAGCTTGTTGATTTTTCTTCGCTAACAAATCGGCTCGTTTCTTTTGGGCGTTTTGAACACGCAGCTTCGCATCATTAAGAGATTCAGCGACTTTCAGCGGGCCCAAGCCCGGAACTGGAGCACCAGCATGTGCTTTTTTTGGGGGTAATTGAGGTCCTCTCATTTGATTAACCATCTGCCCTTGAGCAACTCCGCCAACCCCGGCAGGATTATTTATATCATTATCAATTTTTTCTAGAACATTTAAAGAATAATGGTTCAAAAATATAGAATCAGATATTAAATCATAATATCTTGAAGGATCATCAATATTACCTACGGGTAATAAAAAATCATAAAATTGTGGAATAATTATTCTTAAATCGGTTGGCGGATTTGATAATCCGGTTATTTTTATATCAAATTCTTGATAAATTTCATCCTTATTCATTCCATAAAATTTATTTAAAATATCATCAATAGTTGTATCATCATAACTAATTTGTACTTGTTTTAGGTTAGCTTTAAGATCATTTAATGCTTTAATAAAAGTTGTTGTATTTTGTAATCCACTTATTCCTTCTTCTATATTAGAATCATATAAATTATCAACATTAGTTACATAATTAGATTTAATAGGCATAAGGTAAGTTGCTAATTGTTTTTTTATTAATTGAATATAATTATCTCTTAATTTCATCCATCTATTTTTAATATTTTTAGAATCCGGATTTGCCACTTGTCCTTGATTACCAGATACATTTATTTTTGATTTAGATATTTCTATGAATTTATTAATAATAGTTTCTTCATTATCTCTATCACCGGATGACTGCGATCTCGATGTTCTTTCGCGCATTCTATTATTTATGATTCCAAGTAAATTAGTATTTTCTAATAATCCAATAGTATCTTTTTCATTATCTTTTAATTTTACTAATCCTAAATTATTAATATCAATATTATCCATTATTTGATTATAACCGAAATAATTTGATACATATTCTTTACAATCTTCAACTATTCCATAATTCTCATCATTTGATTTATAATTTTTATAAGCTAATCCTACAACCATAGCACCAATCAATCCTGTACTTAAACCAACTGAAGTTCCTAATATCCCAGAAATAGTTGCAGTAGCGGCTGGTGATTTTGATAGTTTAGATGTACCGGTTAATAAATAATTGAGTTTAGAAGTAATATTAGTTGTAAATGATTCATTTTCAATCATATAATCATATCTTTGTTTTGAAATATCATTAAAAATAACATCTTTAGTTCTTATTAATGGTTTTGGGTATACATTTATATAATCATTATTTTCACTTAATTTATATATTGATGATGTAAGTTTGTAATGATTTTCATCATAGTTATTATCGGTATCCTGTGTATATCTTTTTTTTGTTATAGTATCATCTCTAATGAAATTCTCCATATGTATCAATATAGAATAGGTTTTGGCTTCTTTAAATTTTAAAACTTCAACTAAATGAAAATAAGATTTTTCTGTATTACTTAAACGTGATTTTAATACATTATTAGAATCAGATAGTTTATGTCTAAATTCTAATATAAAAAATTTACTTTCAGTTATTCCTTCTTCAAAATATACTGATAATGAATCATTTACATCTTTAGTAAATGTTTTGAGATTACATTTTTTCCATGCATCCCCCTCGGTATGCGTCCAACGCCCCCCTGCCCCACCCCCCACCCGCCACGTGCCGACGTTGGCAGCGTCGCTCGGACATTTCTCAGGGTTTGATTTATAATCATTAGATACAGGGAATCCATTGGGTCTATTAATATCAAATTTTTTTTCTTCAAAAAGAGGATAACCTATTTTCCAATTATTTTTCATTAAGTTTATAAATTTAAGATAATCAAGTTCTTTATTATCAAAATTATGTATTTTTATATCATAGTCTTTTAACTCTTTAGTTTTTTGATTTTTTCCCTTTTTAATCAAATTAGAATTTTCTTTATTTAATAATACTTTAAATATATTTCCTGTATTTATATAATCATCGAATTCTTCCCACTCAGGATAATCACATCTAGATTCATTATTAACTCCATTTTCTAGATTTTCTAATAGTAGATTTTTTAATAAATTAGAAACAGAATATATAGAATTTAATTCATTTATTTCTTTTTTGCAATCAAAATAATATATTGGTAGTTTTGTAATTGTTAAATTAATAAATCTTTTTATGATTTCCATACTTTCTTTTGATTTTGTAATACTATATTTAGAACCAGAATAATCACCCCTTAATCCTCCCCAGTAATACTCGCTATATATATTTGCCCCAGCGGATCTCACTCGTTTATTTTCATTGTTCGTTAAATCATCGGATATCGATCCCGCATATACGTGAAAGTTTTCCGCTGAAGAGATATCCGGGATAACACGTTTCAAATCTATTATTCTCCATTGCCCATCCACCGGATGATTCACTACTGCCCCGCTGTACACCGAATAGCTGTTTCGGCGGGTTAACGTACTTACAAAAGTATATGGAATTTTTAAATTTATATTTTCTAATTTAGTCTTTTCTTCACGGTTAGTCGGGGCACGGTACAATTCAACTAAATTAGCATTCGCAGCGTCGGCTAACTTTTTCCACCCAGTCCAAGTATATACTAAATATAAAAATGGAATAAATTTAATATTAGATATACCATGATAAAAATTTTGATTTGTCCCGTTTGTTAAATGGATTACTTCATTATCATTTATTTTATACTTATCAAAATCACAATTATTAAATAATTTATCAATAATATTTTCACCATCATTTTCAAACCAGCTATGATTTTCAATTGAAAATGGACCAGAACATTTACCTTTTTCTCTTTCAATAGTTGAATTATTTCCGGTATATGTTTTACCTGTATAAACATTAATTTTAGGTCTCATCGCATTCGCAACTTCTGGCGTTATCTTCTGTCTGTGGTCGGTGGGGGCGCCGCCCGGCATGGCTTCGACCAGATTTTCATTTTTTTGCATTACGTTTTCCGTATTAATTTCAACTTCTTCACCTAAATATTCATTCATATCTATATTTTTTAAATTGATTTTTCCTGTATAAGAATAATCACCCTCAAGGTGTATTTGTGATAAATTAATTAATTGTATTATTGAACCATTTAAATTTTGTATAATACTTTGACATGATTGTTGAAAATCTTTAATTTTAATATCATCATCTTCAATAGTATCAATTATCTCATCAACATATTCTTTAAGTTCGCTCCTTGATTTTTTATCAGAATCTTTATCAGATAGTAATTTAATTGCTTTTATTTCAGTTTTTAATGAATTTAAATAAATTCCACTATCCATATTATTAATATTATTATATATATTATTTATTTATTGAAACTTAATCTTACTTTAATCTTATCTAATATTTTATAATTATTATCAAGTTCTATATATATTTTTTTATCCTTAAACTCCTCATATAAAGGATCAAAATCATTTAAATTTTCTGGATAATTATAAATTAATAATTGTATTTTATTTTTTAAAGTTTTTGTTTTTGCAATCATATTATTTTCTCTATGAATAATTAATTCTTTATTCTCAATATGTATATCTAATTTTAAATTAATTAATAATTTATGTAATTCTATAAATAAGTTTTTAAATTTATCATTAAAATTATTAGATAAAATAAATTCATCAATATTAAAATTAGTAATAATATTATTTTTACTTTTAATTTCTTCAACTAATCCTAAAATTTTAGAAAATGTATATTCAGAATTTAATAATAAATCAAATGCATCTCTTTCTAACATGTCAATCATATGATTATTTTTTAATCTATATTCATGAATATGTTTTTTTAATTTTATTATATATTCATTATTTTTACGATAATCATCTAATGAATCTATTAAATTTTTATAAATTTCATCACTTTGATAATTTTCATATAATAACATATTATCTTTTTCTAATATTTTATTATTTAATAAAGCAATCATTAATTCTGTAGCAAGAATACATCCGTGACCATTAAATCCTGTATTCGAAATATAAATAATTAATGTATCATTATTAATAATTTCCCATTCTAAATTTTTCTTACCAACAATACCAGATGTATTTGATATAAATATTCCTAATTTAATACCTGTTGTATCTAAATCATTATAAAATTTTTTTAATTGATCTCGATTAACATTTGTATCATAACTTTTAAATTCATATAATATTTCTCCATATGATGACTTACATCTACAATCTCCTTCATGACCAACATGAGCAACATCTGTAAATTCCCATTCTGGATATTGCTGAATTAATCTTTGAATACATAAATTTTCACTTAATCTTCCTTTCCTTGATGAATTTGTTCTTATATGTAATAATGCATCTAATTTATCATCTATCATATTTATTTTATCCCGATTATCATCTGTTGATTCAGTAATAATTTCACGAATAGGTTCTAAATAACTATTACAATTCATATTAACTTCACTCATTTGTATACTTTTTAATCCAATCGTTATTGCGGTCCTTAATAAATCATCTTTTTTTTCAGTGAATTGATCTAGATATTTTATATCTTCATCATTATATAAATCTAAATTTATATTCATTTTATCTATGAATATTACATAAGTTAAGTTTAAATAAGAAATATAAATTTTATAAATATAATAATGAAAGATTTATATAGTATTTTAGATATCTCTAAATCTGCAAATGATAATGAAATTAAAAAAGCATATAAAAAACAAGCATTTAAATATCATCCAGATAGAAATAAATCTAGTGATGCTGAAATTATGTTTAAAGATATTACAGAAGCATATGAAATTTTAATGAATACCGATAAAAGAAGATTATATGATAATTTTGGTTATGAATCTATATCCGGTGATATACCAGTTATTAATCCTATGGAATTATTTCAATCATTATTTAATGTTGATTTTTCTGGAGTTGGTGAATCCATGAATAGTAATATTTTTGTTTTTTCAGATTTATCATCAACACCATTTGGACCATTAGTTAATAAAATGACTTATAATTTAGAATGTACTATTGAAGAATTATATAATGGAACACAAAAAGAATTTTCTGTATCTCATATGACTAAAAAAGGAAAAAAAAATACAAAATATATTATTAATGTCAAAAAAGGATCAAAAAAGGGTGATAATATATTAGTTAAAGAAGGTGGGAATTATATTTCCCAATTAAATATTACTGAAGATTTAGTTATCCAAATCACTGAAAAAGAAAATAAAAGATACAAAAGAATTGATAATGATTTATATATTACAGAAGATATTACTTTATCTGAAGCATTAACTGGATTTATTTTATATATAGATCATTTAAGTGGTTCATTACAAATTAAATTTAATACTATTATAAAACCAAACCAAATGTATCAAGTATTTGGTAAAGGTATGCCCATTAAACATGATAATAAATCATTAACCGATGGTAATGATATAGATTTTGGTAATCTAATAATAGATTTAAATATAGTTTTCCCAGAAACTCTTAATGATAAACAAATTAAATATTTAAGACAATTATTAATTCACTTTGATAGAAAGGAAAATGATGGAATATTAGTTGATGCATACTATTTTAAAGAACGAGAAGAAGTAGCAAAAGAATTTATTAATGAAGAAGAACCCAGTGGATGTGCTCAACAATAAATAATTTAAATACATCTTAAATTATGAATAATTATGAATAACGTTTTATATATCTTAAAAGTATTTATTTATACAGGTGGTATTCCTATAGTATTCTTACCTTTAATATTAAAACTTATTGACTATCTCGGTAAAAGATTTTTAAAATAACTAAATTTGATTTTATAATGAATTGATCAATTCAGTATAAAATGGATTTCCTAAAAGATTTAATAAAAATTAATAATGAAATATATTTAGAAAAAATAGCAAAAGAAAAATATTTAGATGAAGATGAAACTATTTTATTTATAAATAAATATAATAAAAGTAATAATAGATTATTTAAATCTCATAAAAAATATATTATCGATGAATATAAAGAAAAAATAAATAAATATCGCGTATAAAAATGAATATAAAAATATAAATTTATAGTGAATAGGAATATTATTATATAGAATATTATGTTGTTAAACCTATTCACCGGTGGTCACAACCATTAATGGTGAAAAAAATAAATATGAGATATAATCTCTATTAATTTATACTACATGATAAAAACAACTTTATGAAATGAATGTCTTTATTTGACAATGTAAAATGTTTTTATTGGTTTTTGTATAAAATAAGTTTTTAAGGTAATTTTTCGTGTTTAATTATAAAAAATAATTAAATGTATAAGTATAAATATATGGAAAGTAATTTTTCTTTTGTTAATGATTTTGTAAAAAGTAATAATAATAATCAATGTAATATTTTTGGTGAATCTAATAATTTTGGAAATTATTTTCAGCAATGTTCTGCTGATCAACAAAGTGCTTTATGGGGATCAAATAAACCAGTTTCAGATAATTGTATGAAACCTCAAGAAGGAACTCCTTGTCATAGTATTTGGAATAATCAAACAAGAAGAAAGGGGGTTGCTCAAGATAATCGTAAATAATGATTTATATAATAAATTTAAAGTAATTCACTATAATAATTATATTTATTTTTTAATAAGTTGTTCATAGTATATATTTCACCTTGTTGATCTAATATAAGTTTACTGCAAAAATCCATTAAATATGGATGATTTGTATATAATAATAATCTTTTTGACATATCAACCGCAACTTGATGATGAGGTATCATATGTCTTAAATATGATTCATCTGTAACCTCCATTCCTACCATATGTTTCATATGATCGTCCGGTTTAAAGAATAAAGGATTACAATCACCATCACTAGATTTTGACATAGTTGGTTCATAAAGATCCATTTTAGTTTTAAATTCATCTATTTTTCCTTTAATATCATCAAATATAGTATTACTTAATTTATTTTTCATTATAGTCATTTCCCATATTTCATAACCTTGTTTGCGAATAATATCTCTACATAAATGTAACATAACTGGATTTTTCGTTTTAGGAATTAACATATTACTCATATCAATTGCAACTTGATGATGAGGTATCATGTGAACTAAATAATCTATATCAGATAACATATCGGTACAAGGATTTCCATTACTAAAACCATGATCCATTTTACTATGATCCATTTTACTATGATCCATCTTATCATGATCCATCTTATCATGATCCATTTTACTATGGTCCATTTTACTATGATTTATTTGATTATAATTTATTTTATAATGATTCATATTGCTATTATATATATATTTAAAAATAGAATATAAATATATATAAATTATTTATAAATGTCTATGAAATGTAAATATATTACAACTGATAAATTAAGTATTGATAGAATAAGTTTTATAGATTATGAATGTGATGATATGAGTATTACAAATAGTAATGATAAATCATATAGTGAAAGTAATACTTTAGATAAAGATGATCCTTGTTTTGGATATATTCAGGTAAATTATTTAGAGAATCCATTTGTTTATGTAACAACGCCACCATTAAAATGTTTATTTGGTATTCAAAATAATAATAATAATTTTCATATGAATTTACAATTTACAAATTTAGAAGAAGATAATAAAGTTAAAAGTTTTTTTAATTTTATACAAAATATAGAATTTATGTGTATGAAACATTTAGGATTAAATGAAGAAGATGGAGATAGATTTATGTCTCAAATTAAATATGATAAAAAAGGATTATATGAACCTAATTTAGCAGTAAAATTACCATTTCATTATAATAAATTTATTACTGAATTATATTCTGAAAATTCATCAATTATTAATATATTTACAATTAAAAATTTTCAGTTAATGGAATGTGATTTATATATAGATAAAGTATGGCGAATGAATGATAAATTTTATTTAAAATGGAAATGTAAAGTCATACATGTTTTATAAATTTGATTTAATACTTATTATTATTTTAATAATAAAAAAAGTAATGAGTAAAATTATTGAATATAGATTGGTTTATGCTGAACTTTATGATGACTTTATTAAAATTATTAATAAACTGATAAAAAGAGGTTATCAACCATATGGAAATACATTTATGGCGAAGGATCCTATTAATAATGATTCATGTTATCATCAACCTATGGTAAAATATGAACCTATGATTAAAAAAGAACCTAGGTGGAAATCATGGAAAAGAGAAACAGAATTAGAAAAAAGAGGTCTCAAAGATGATAATGATGAAATTATAGAATTAGATGATATATCATTAAAAAAAACAAAATCATATTAATTACATAATGGACAAACTTCTTTCTTTTTAAACCATAAATTTAAACATTTAGTATGATAATAATGACCACAATTATTAATAATAGATAATTTATCATTTTTTTTTAAAGATTCTAAACATATTATACATTCTGTATCATAAATTTTTTTTTGTATTTTATAATTTGTTAAATTATCATTTGATGGTTTAATACAACATTTGTACATATTTTTATTATAGATATAATTATAATAAAAATATTTAAATGCGTTTTCCTAGATGATATATCTTCTAAATTTTATTATAAATGAGCATTTTTAAATATAATGAATTAAATTTTAATAAAGTTAAATATGATTCTCCTGAAAAGAATGGTGTTTTTTATTATTCATCAATTAGTTATGATAATGAACCATTTCTTTTACAAACACCAAAAATGATTTGTAAGAATAATTTAAGTGAATTAATAGAGAAAAAAACAAATTTAGAAATTGAACCATTAAATATGGATTTTAGTTTTTATGATTTTTTAGTTAATTTAGATGATAAAAATATAAAGGAAACTTTTAAAAATAATACAAATTGGTTTGGAAAAGAAATACCATTAGAACAAATAAGTGATATGTATAAAAGAACAAGCATTCCAACTAAAAAAGATAGTAAACCGAAATATTCATTTAAAGTTCCAATTATTAAAGATAAAATCCAATGTCAATTATATGATCAAAAAAAAATCTGTTTAGAATCTGAAAAAGTAGTACAAAACACTGAAATAAGTTTAATACTTCACATTAAAGGATTAAAATTTTTAAAGAATAATTATTATTGTGATATTTATATTTCACAAATAAAGGTATATAGTGAAAATAATAAATATAATATTTTAGATAAATATGCATTTAATGATAAAGATGAAGAAGAAAATGAATTAAAAGAATTAGAAAAAGATTTAATGTTAGATGAAGATTTTATTCAGTCAATGAAAAATAAAGATATTGAGAAAGAAAAATTATTAAAAGAATTAAATATAGAAAGATCTAATTTATTAAAATATCAAGAAAATATAAAATCCATGGAGGAAAGATTAAATGATTTTAATTAAAGTATTTTTATTTTTTTTTTTTTTTTTCCTATATATATAAAAATGGGTTTTTTTTTTTTGATTTGGTGTTAAAAAAATCAAAATGTATGTTTATTTTTATTTTTATTAATTGTTTTACAATGTACTGTTTATT